ACAGAAACACTAAATTATATAGTACCTGAACGCAAAGCAAAATATACACCAGATTTTGTTTTTGTTAAGAAAAATGGTAGTTTCATGTTTATAGAAACAAAAGGACGATGGACTAGTGTTGATCGTTTAAAAATGAAACATGTATTAGCATCAAATCCTGGCATTGATATACGAATGGTATTCCAAGCTCCTACACAAAAAATATCAAAAGGTAGTCCAACTACATATGAAGTATATGCAAATAAACTAGGTATAAATCATGTTGCAAAAAAATCTATTCCTGAAGAATGGATGGCGGAGTGCTTGAAAAAAGACGAAAAACCAATAAATGTTAAAAGTTTCTTTGCATAAGGTTGGAATTACGAAATATTTTTAATATATTCATGAAGATTAATGAAATTTATTTAATTAATAGATTGATTCATTTATTGAATCGATCGTTAAGCCAGGAATGTAATGTATGTGCTTAACATATAATATAATATATTATTAATATAATTAATTGGATTCCTTACAGAATTTTATTATATTATAATATGAAGAACCTCAAACTTCTCCAATTATTAGAATCAGTACTAGGTAAAGGTAAAACTACGTCTGGCAATAATATTGCGTTCTTCTCCCCATTTACTTCACATTACAAACCTAAATTAGAAATTGATATCAATACCAATCATAATGGAGAAAATCCATGGCATTGTTGGATATCTGATAAAAAAGGTAGAACTATTTCTAGTTTGTTTAAACAAATGGGTTTACCGAAAGAACGTTTCGAACAACTTGCGAAAATAATTGAATCATCTAAGTATAGAAATCAAGATGATAAAAAAGAAGCACATCAATCAATCCAACTTCCGGCAGAATATATTCCGTTATGGAATAAAAAAACATCACCGGACTTTCGCAATGCAATTCATTATTTATCATCACGCGGTGTTACAATATTTGATATTTTAAAATATCGTATTGGTTATTGCGAATCCGGAGAATATTCTGGAAAGATTGTTATACCAAGTTACGATTGTGATGGCCAACTAAATTATTTTGTTAGTAGAGCATTTTACAAAGCTGATAAATTTAAGCATAAAAATCCTAAAATATCAAAAGATATTATTGGTTTTGATTTAACTATAAACTGGTCACAACCTATAGTTTTATGTGAAGGTGCATTTGATGCAATTGCAATTAAAAGAAATGCAATACCTTTATTTGGTAAAATTATTCAACCAACACTTCAAAAGAAAATTATTGAAAAACGAGTACGAGACATTTATATTTGTTTAGATGCTGATGCATTACGCAATGCAATACAAATTGCAGAACGTTTCATGGCAGAAGGATTAAATGTATACTTCGTAGAATTGCAAGATGATGATGCATCTGAATTAGGTTTTCAACAAATACGAGAAATATTAAATGAAACGGATGTTTTAACATTCGAACGAGTTATGCAACTCAAAATGGACATGATATGGAAATAAAACAAATAGATTCAACTATTACTAAAATTGATAAAATTTTCCATGTATCGGATATTCACATTCGAACATTGAAACGACATCGAGAATATCGTGAAGTATTTGAGAACATGCAAAAATATATTGCAACACAATCTACAGAGAATAGTATTGCCGTAGTAACCGGGGATATTGTTCACAGCAAATTGGATATGTCACCTGAGCTAGTACAAATGCTAGTAGACTTCTTTAATGGATTCAAAATACCTACAATTGTTATTCTAGGTAATCATGATATGAATCTAAACAATATGCATCGTATTGATGCTGTTAGTCCTATACTAGATGTTATTAATAATAAAAATATCATCTTTATTAAAGATAATGGATTGTTTGAATTTGGCGGCATTGTTTGGAATCATATGGCGGTTGATAAAACACCTGCTGATTATATCCGTGCACGAGACTTTGATGCTACATATAAAATTGCACTTCACCATGGTGCTGTAAATACTGCAAAAACAGATATTGGTTATCAAATATCAAATGAACATGTTACTACTGAATTATTTGAAGGACATGATATTACATTGTTAGGTGATATTCATAAACCAGCACAATTTTTAGATGTAGCAAAGACAATTGCATATCCTGGATCTTTAATTCAACAAAATCATGGAGAAGCATTAGATCATGGCATCTTGGTTTGGGATGTTGAAAATCGTTGTGCTGACTTTGTGCAAGTTGAAAATGATTATGGTTATGTTACTATAGAAACTCAAGGACCTTCTATTGTTTCACATCCACATCGTATGCCAAATAAACCTAGAATCCGTATCAAGTTTAATGAAACTAGTGCAGCGGATATGAAACGGCTTATTGCAACTATTCGTAAAAAATATGATGTACAAGACATTACAATACAACGCACAATTGGATCTATAGATACCTCATCAACATCGAGCTTAGCAATTGGAAATGTACGAGATGTTGAATATCAAAATGTATTGCTTTCAGATTATATTGATTCAAACTTTCCTCAAGCAACTGCTGAAGAAATTGATGCAATTCGACATATTAATCGAACAATCAATTCTAAATTACCTGCAGTAGAATCAATACGACATACAACATGGCATCCAATCTCATTTGAATTCGATAACATGTTTTCATATGGAGAAGGTAATATCATTAATTTTGAAAACTTATCAGATGTATGCGGCTTGTTTGCAGCAAATACGTCAGGTAAGTCATCATTGCTAGATGCAATTACATATACTATATTTGATAAATGTAGTAAAACAGGTAAAGCAAATGAAGTTTTAAACAACAAAAAAACTACATTTAGGGGTGTTTTTAAATTTGAAATGAATGGCATTCAATATACAATAGAACGTCGTGGCACTAAGAAAAAAGAAAAGCACGTTAAAGTAGATGTTGACTTTTATACTGAAACTGAAAATTTAAATGGTGAAGAACGTAGTGATACAAATAAATCAATTCGTCGTTATTTAGGTACATATGATGATTTCATTTTAACGGCATTCTCACTTCAAGCAGACAATAACAATTTCATTGAAAAGTCTCAAAAAGAACGAAAAGATTTATTGTCACAGTTTTTAGATATTACAGTATTTGAACAATTATATCAACTTGCTGCAGATGATATCAAAGAAACCGCAGGTCGTTTAAAAGATTACAAGAAAACGGACTTTGCTGAACTTATTATTGATGCTGACGCAATCATTTCGGAAAATCAAAGCACTATTCAGCAATTAGAACAAGATGAAGATACTAAACAAGATTTAAGAAATACATTGCAAGAAAAAATTGTTTCATTGATTGAGACAAAATTGCCAACTACATATGATGGTCCGAATATTAAAATTTTGCAACGCATTGAAACTGAATTAGAAACTTCTATAGATACATTGCAACAAGACATTGAATCAGCAGAACAAGAAATTTCTAATTTAACGCAAAATATTACTGACAGAAAAATACAACTTAAAACAATCAATGTTACTGAGTTACAAGAAAATTTAAAAATATTATCAAAGTTAGAATCAGACATAACTGAACTTAATCGCGATTGTAAATTACAACAAGGAATTGTAAATGCAAAACAAGAAAAAATTGAACACCTTGAATCACACGAATATGATCCAGGATGTAAGTACTGTACATCTAACGTTTTCGTCCAAAATGCAATCGAAGCCAAGAATACGATTAATCAAGATAGAGAAGTATTAGCAGATATATCTGCACAAATTACTGAGTTAGATGATGCGTGTGATGCATTAGGAATTTATCGAATTCAAGAATCTAATTTCAACAAGTTAAAATCAGATATTGAAAAAGATCAAAATATACTAGAACGATTAGAATTGAAACTTCAAATCTTAGAAAGTGATTTGCAGACAAAAGAATCTGAATTAGAAACATGTTTAGAGCGACAAGATTCATTTCAAAAAAATGTAACTGCAATTGAACATAACGAAATTGTTGATATACAAATTACAACTTGCAAATCGGACATTGTAACATGCACTGATACAATAAAATCAATACAAGAAAAAATTAAATCAATGTATGGTGCAATTGAAGTTGCAAAAACTAAAAAAGCAAGTGCATTGGATAATCTAGAAAAATATCAAAAACTAGAAACTGAATACAAAGCATATGAATATTATTTAGATTCAGTTAAGCGGGATGGTATTCCAATGGATTTGGTTGTAAAAGCCCTTCCGAAAATTGAAGCAGAAATAAATAACGTACTCAATCAGATTGTTGATTTTAACATGGTAATGAATACCGATGGTAAAAATATCAATGGATATATTATTTATGATGAAGATAATTTTTGGCCATTAGAATTAACAAGTGGTATGGAACGATTTGTTTCATC